TTTCTTGATAGGTTGTTAGGAGTGTTGGGATCGTTTTGTTTTTTCTTGGAGAGTCTTTTCTTTATACCAAGACTTCTAGCGCAATATGAATCACCTTTAGATGTTCCTGGCTTAACTCTAGGTCCACCACCTTTGGCTTTACCTGCTTGACCGTAACTGACTTTTTTACCAGATGCGGTTACTTTTACTTTTGCCTTGCCTCGTCTTGGTGTTACCATTATTTTTTCTTTGGTCTACCTCTTTTTTTAACAACTGGTGCTGGTGTCATAAGATTATCAAACCAGTTTAAAAATTTATGTATCGTTTCTTTTAACCATACCCAAAACTTTTTTATATATTTCATTAGTGTATTGTCCTCTCTTCATAATAAATTATTTCAGAATCTTTACTTACTTCACCGCCTGACATAACCGACATAATCTGTAGTGCATGATTTTTATTTTTTGCTCTTATTTCTTTACCTACATAAACCATGTCATCAACCATAACTTCAATATCAAATATTTTGTTGTGGCACATTGTTTGTAAATAATCCTTGAGCTTGAGCTTTTGCATTTTGTCTTATCCCTTCTCTATCTCGTTCCATGATAGCATTAATTTCTGCAATGTTTATTTGTGCGCCGTACTTGGCTTGTAGCTCTAAGGCTTTTACTCTTAGCTGTGCTTCTTCAATATCTCTTTGTCTGTCATCATCCATGATGATTTTCATTCTATCTGTTTCAGCATCAATCATAGCTTTCTGTGCGCTTACCTGTGCCTTCATTGCTTCAGCCTGTGCAAGCATTTCTGCTGGGTCTGGTTTAGGTGGCTCTTGTGGCATAGGTGGCATAGGTGGAACTTCTGTATTTATAAATGACTGTGCGTCTTGGAAGCCTGCTAGCTCGATCATTCTTGTTAGGGTGTTAGCATATTGTTGCATTGACACTAGAGGATTCTGTGGCCCTAGTAATTGCAATATTTGTTCTTGTTTTCCTGCGACTTGAGTTAAGACTTGGAACTTTTCTTCGTCTGATGACTTAGATATAGCTACATTTACCACCATATCTTTGTCTGAATCCCAATATCTTGGGTCTACAGGTATAAATTTACCGTTTAATCTAAAGACATCTTGTGCATTTTGGTGCTTGATTACCAAGTTATTGACTGTTTTAAACATGGCTTTTAGACCGCCTTCAGCAAAATGTCTGCATATAAGCTCTACTCTACCTTGCGCACCACTCATAGTAGCAGTTACAGCTGCGGAAGTTGTAGATTGTAATGCTTCTGCGTTGAGTCCTGCACTTGCTTTAGATACGCCTGTTCTGTTTTCTTTTGATTCGTCTAAATATCCTAGGACTGGGAAAGCTTCTTTACCAACAAAAGGTACAGCAAATGGTTGTACCATTCCTGGCGCTCTCATTCTTATTGGCTGACCAATATCTGTATTAAGTACATCGTCTATGTTGACTTGACCCTCAACGACTCCCATTCTTGGGAAGATTGAATGTCCTAGTGAATCCAAAGTATCACGCATAATTTGTGACTTAGCCGCTTGGATTGGTTTTAGATAATCAGCAGGACAAGATCCTATTGCTGTGTGTGGCTCTGGGTCAGGACAGAACATACATATTGGTAGTTCATCCCACGGCTCTACGTTTAAAACTTCTAAGCCATTACCTGCTGTGCAAACTCTGATTCGCTCATCAATACCATCACCATCAAAGTCATAGTATAAGTAATGCTCAACGTATAAAACGTCTTTACCGCCTGCATCGTTTCTATCTGGGTATACCATGTTGTCAAACGGATTTCTTGCTTCTTGTTCTTCGTAGCTTTCTGGGTCAAGCGCGCTGCCGCCATAACCTGCGTATTGCTCTATCTCTTCTTGGTCATATCCCATAGATACTAAGTCGGAGACTGACTTAATCATTCTGTGCGCAACGTAAGAAGCTGTGTCTATATCGCGCGCGTGTCTTGATATAAGTATTTCTTCTGGTGGTACAGACTCAATACATACTTGGTCTTTTGGTTTTAATCTTCTAATAGTTAGGTCATAACTTGCTGGTATTTCTTGTACTATTTCTTCACCGCTTACTGGGTCCATGGTTATGATTGTTTCGTTGGTAACTGATTCTTCTATTACCTCTACGTTCTTATCAAGGATTAATGCTTGGTAGGATTGTGGGTCTATGTCTGTATATTCGTGCGTAGTAGCGTTGACTGAATCATCCCAAAAGACTTTTACAAAACCAGTCTTTCTTACTAGAGCATCTTTAAAAACGTCATACAAAACTTGGAAACCAGGATTCTTTTCTCTAATCAAATAGTTAATATAATCTGTTTGTTGTTCTGCTAACTGAATATCCTCTGGTCCTTTAGGTACAAATTCAACAATCTTTTTAGTGCCAAAGAAAGTACGCATGATAGACGGCAACATAAAAAGTACGCTATCACGCACATCTGTAGAAACAAACTCTGACTGCATAGAGCTAGTACCTTCTGGTTCAGTACCAAGGTAATATTCTGTTGATTCAGCTCTTTCTGCGCCTACTTGGTGTATGAAGTCTTTAGCATCATCCATCTCGGACTTAATCACGCCTACAAGATCAATCATATCTGTTTCTTCTTGGACGACTGCTTTAATTTCTTCTTCGTTGTACTTCTTTGCCATACTTTATCCTACTCTGATTATTTTTGATTTAAGAGGTTGTCTGAAATTATAACCTAAAAAGCTAGTGCTTCCACCAAAACTTGCAGCAGAGGATGCCATCGTCAGCGCGAGCGCATCCGCCTTGTCTGGAGACTTAATTCCACGCTTACGCATTTCATCCTTACTCTCAATCTTGATTTTACCTGTAGACGTATATTTATACAAAGGCGATGCTAGTTCTGCAACCAACTCATCGTCCTGCGGAATCCTGCAATCTCTTTGCACCAACCAGTCTTTAATCGCAAACCATAATTCAGCGCGTAGGTTTAAATAATTTTTCTTGGTCGCTGGCGCTTCCGCCACATTGACTCCGCGCACAGGTAAGTTTTGCTCCGCCAGTCTATCCACCACGCCTGCGCCCAAACCAATGACATCAATCAATATTTCCTGCGGTTTTTCTATCGCAGTACACTCATCATATTGATTCTTAATCACACCACATAACTGCATCAAGTCCATAGACTTAAACGACTTAATACTCATCACATGGTTTCCTTGTCGTATACATAGCGCGGAGTTATCACCGCCAAATCTAGCGACATCCAATCCCCATATTATCGGTGCGTTAGCTGTAAGAGAGACATCCCTATCTATAGCCGCCTTGACCAATCCCATTGGTATGACAGTATCGTCATCCGCGGATGGAAACTCGCCCATCACCTCCACGCGCGCGACTGTGGAATCCTCGCCGTATTGCTCAATCATCGTTTGAAAGAGCTTTTGGTCGGTGCCTTCTACCGTGCGCGAGTCAATCTGCTCGTTCTTCCAGAAGGATTGCTTAGAGTTAAAGCTGTCGTAGAATGGCCCAGTGTTTCGGCGCGGGTTGGAGAAAGTAAACCAATAGCGGTCGCGCGTGGGTTCGGAGAAGAACCCCTCGCTGACCGAGTAAATAGGAGAAGGAATACCTGATGCTTCATCCATTATCAGGCATACGCCGTAAGATGAATGGATGCCTGCAAACGCATCTGGGTTTTCCTCACTCCATAACTGTGCCTGGGCATAATAATAACCAGTGTCAATCTTTAGGTCGTTTATTAGCGCATCTTCAAACCATTGTGCTGGTTTAATCGTGGTTGCTGTTTTGGTAAACCAATGAGAGTTAATAGATAGTGTTAGCCACTTACCAAGTTCAGCCCATGTTCTTGAACGAAGCTGTTGCTCGGTGTTAGCAGTTACGATTATGGTAGAACCAAGTCTAGTAGATAACATCCATATTATGATCCATGCGACAAGTGCGGACTTACCAATACCACGACCTGATGCTACGGCTAGTCTAAACATCTCTGGTAAATCTAATACATTGTTTCGCTCAATGTGTATTGCCATTTCTCGTAAAATTTTTTCCTGCCACTTTCTTGGTCCTTTGAAATCTTCAAGGGGGGTGTCTTTCTGTCCCCATGGGAACACATACTTAACAAAGTTTACTGGGTTGTCTTTGATTGGTCCTGACCATAGTTCGGTCATCAATTCCTTTTCTAGTTTTACGCCGTATTTCATATTAAAAAAAATTAAAAAATTTTAGTTCAGTAGTTCCACGTACACTACCCCGCTCGCTAGCGCAAGCTGGGGGGTCTAAACGATAGTAAGTACTAACTATCATTATGTTAGTAAGTGTTCACTATCAGTTTATGGTGCATAGGTAAGGGACTAAATGCGACATTGAGAGAGTATCTAGCATTAGTTAAAAAGGGAGCATAAAAACTATTGCTCGCACTTAATCCCTTGTTATTCATCCGCGCCCTCGCTGTCGCTTACTGTCGCAGCGCGCTTTCGTTTAGGCAGCGCGTGCGCTGGCGCGTGATCTATTATGTTTATGCGCTCTCTTGCGTCCGTGAGTACGCCTTTAAGATCTAAATTGTGATTGACTTCGCTTTTATCTGCCCATTGATCGGGAGCGCGGTTGCGGAGATAGAAAGAGATAGCATTAAAATTCTTGTCCTCTATTGTTTCCATTAGTTTAGATGTGACAAATGCCAGGCCTTTACTTTTTCCTCTATCCAAAGCGTCCGAGATTCCCGAGTTTTTCTTTTCTCTATATTTGTTGAATGTATCCCAACCAACGCCCAAAGACCTACAAATATCCATCACGCCCAACCCTTGCGAAGCTAAATGCTCCACTCTATCTGGATCTATATTGATTGGTTTGCGTCCTCTTTTTTTTGGTGTTTTTACTTCCATATTCCGATTAATTATAGCTTATAAACCTTTTATTTATGCCTTTTAGGTAATTAATTGCACTTTTTTAACTATAAAGTGTTGCTTATTGGGTGTAAATGTATATAATGGGTATTACAAGGCAATTAAGCTTTGATACTTTGGAGAAGTAAATTATGAATAATACACAACGAGAACTTAGATGCGCTGACTTAGTGCAAGATAAATTCAACGAAATAGAAAAAACATATAATGAGGTTGACGATTTATATGACTATGTAAATAGTACCGCGTTATCTTGGGGTTATGTAGAGGCGGAAACTTTTGAAGGTCAAGATAAAGGATATTACAGATTACAGCTTTCTTGGGGCGGACCATCTGACGAGTTCAGAATATATACCATAGAAGATTCATTAGATATTGATTATATTGAATATCATTATATGGATTGGTTTGATGGTGCATCTGTTCCCGTGCTTGAAAATACAGCATCTTTTGACGTTTGTTATATGTTTTTAGAAGGCGAGGTATAACCAATGACTAACAAATCAAGATCTAAATATAAAAGCATCATAGGACAGCTGCGCAAGAAGTACGGCCTAAAAGATAACACGCCTATTCACAAAGTAGAGCAAATAATGACACCAGAGGACTGGCAAGCGTTCAGCACCGCTTTAACCTTTCCTAATGGTAAACCAACACAAAGGGGGAAATAATGAGTAAACCAAATATAAGAGACGATTTTTCTTATTTTGTAAGAAAAAACGAAACATACAAAGCAGTTAAAGAAGCAAGTATTTCTATTGCTTGTTTACAAGATGATAATTTTGAAAACACAAAAGAATTAGACAAAGACCTAGAACACATACAAAAACAATTAACCATAGTAGAAAACTATTTTAAGGAGCAAGAATGATAATGCAACAATATAAGATCAGTTATCCACGCGCCGAGTTTTGCTATGCCAGGCACATAAGAGACAACCTAAAACACGAGGGCGAAATAATATACCCGCATGAGCCATCTTCTAGGCTCTTAGAGGACGGCTCATGGCTTTTAATAACAATAACAGGGGAAAGGCTAGGCACAGTCTCTCCTAATGGAACTGTGAGGCTTACATGAAGCGAGAGGACATACCAAAACATTTACGACATCTAACCAAAGAAAAGCTAAAAGCATTGTTTCATTTATTTAGGCAACCAGTATGAGCAA